AATAAAGTACATACCGTGTTATCTATTGTCTTTATTGAACTTACTGTGCTTATACTTCCTTGTAACGCTCCCGTAGTAGCCTGTTGCAATTTATACAAGGCATCATAGTAATTATACCACTTAGTTCTCCAGTTGGAATCTAGGGTGGTATTAGTGGTTGATGTAATATCCCATGGTTTAGGACTTAGTCCATTTAGGTAGGTTGCTAATGCATCATAATTTGTTGCAAAAGGTATATAGTATGTGGAGTCACTAGCCAGTATACCTGCATTGGTAGCAGCCGTCCTAACAGCCCAGAATTCCCCCTTGGCACCAGAGTCCAAAGTGGATGAAGTAGGTAGGGTCTGGGAATCAGTAGGGACATACCCTATGATATTAGTAACAGTGTTCTTAATATCAATACGCTCTATTTGGGTGAGCAGTAGATCATTTGCCATATCACTAAGTTTTTGCTTAGAGTTATTTACATCTGTTGATGCACCACTATCTAAGGAGGATAATGCTAGGGTCTGAGTTACCCAAGCACTACCACTCCATTGTTTCAATACGTTAGGTGTTACAGAGTTATCAATCCACAGGGTACCAGTAGTAGGAGAGGAGGGAGCAGTACCCGTAATGATAGCATCATTTAAGTCCATCAAAGTAATCTGTGCAGAGGAAACTATGCTTGCCATATTTTCCACTCCTTATCTTAAGATATTATTGCCATAGGTCACAAACCAAATTACCTATGTTAGTTATATCAGCTGGCCCTACCTGGATAGTCTTACCGGACTTATAAGTTGCACTAGCTGTGTTTGATGCAGGTGGTGCAGTAGCTGTAAGTAAAGCGGCTGTTCTAGTATAGGTTGTAGTAGCTGTGCTTCCTTGAAGTTTTTCAGTTCCCGTTGCTGTACTCATATATATGTTTGCAGACGTTACGTTAGCTGGGAATGTAGGTAGTGTAACCGTGACTGTATTTGTTGAAGTACCCGTTGGAACAACTATACTCCTCTCAGGTGATGCCTGTGTTTCACCAAAAGGGGTTACCCAAGTGTACTTAACATAGTATGTTCCTGCCGCTAGGGAGCCACCCGTAGTTGCTGTTGTTAAGTTGGAAGCCTGTGCTGAAGGGTTAGCTATAACATAGTCAACAAATGAGGTACTCACTACACCACTCGCATCCCGAAGAGTCCAGTGATACTGATAGACAGTCCCACCAGTGTCTAGTTCAGTTCCTGCTTGATATACCTTACAGGTTAAGTTCTTGTTTGCCCCCACACCGTTCTTAAACACATTACCAGTATCAGCAATTATCGCAAGCTGTATAGGGTCAGATTGGTCTTGCAAGGTAACCATATCCTGATAGGTGGCGGAGTTATATGTTGCAATACATTTATATGTGTCCATGCTAGCAATTGCCCCAGCAGGGATAGTTAGTGTTGCAGAAGTCCACCCAGTAGTACCACCACCGTCAGTACCAGATAGTAGCTTTAGCCAGTTAGTTCCACCACCTTGGTCAGCGGTACCAGCAACATACTTATACCATTGGTATGTTACACCTGATGTTATTTTGGTGACACCATTGTAAACATCACATTCTGCGGTCAAGGTGCCAGAACCATTACGAATTGCTGTACCACTTGGTGCCCAAACATAGGCTATGACGGAGTTAACACCGTCTGCTACTACGTTAATGACCTGTTGGTCTAGTAACGTTGTTGTACCACCAGACTGATATAAGCTAACACGCAGTGCTTTAATACCTGCTGAAGGAGTGTAATTCTTTGTAGCTTCATCCGATGCAGACGTATACCTTGCGGTGTAAGTTGTACCATCTGTGGTGTCCTCTATAATAAACCGACCAGTATAGTTCCCAGGGGCGTTGGTACCTGTCTGAGACTTGCCTGTAACGTTAATAGAAGTAGGGTTATAAACACCAGAAACGTTCTTCTGAATAGCGGTAGCATCTACTACTAACCAATAAGTCGTAGGAGTCCCACCTGATTTTGCCCTACTGAAAGTTTGGGTCTTAGTGAGGTTGATAGCCTGACCAGAGTATCCTTTACCTGTTATTGTAAAAGTAATTGTAGCTTGGTCAGATGTAATGCTATTTGCCACACCATAGGTTGCATAGTTACCAGAATCAGTTAAAGTACCAACTGAGATTCCGCTTCCTACTGCTGAAGAAATTTTCCAAGTGCCATTAGAGGTACCAATCCCATCATATATAACCTCTGTTGCACCATCATATACATGGATGTCGGTACCAGTACCAGTATATACACCATTGTTGCCATTTACATCAGTAGCAACCGTAGCAGAGTCATTAGATAAAAATGCTGTATAGGTAGTACTACCATCGGACACAACGTTAACAATTTGCTGGTCTAGTAATGTTGTTGTGCCACCAGAGAGATACATACTAATACGTAGTGCTTTGATGCCTGCTGAAGGTGTGTAGTTCTTTGTAGCCTCATCTGTTGCAGAGGTATATCTCGCAGTGTAATTTGTACCATCTGTGGTATCCTCTATGATGAAGCGTCCCGTATAGTTGGCAGGTGTAGCAGAGCCTGTTTGTGACTTACCTGTAACGTTAATGGAGGTAGGATTATAAACACCTGCTGTATTCTTTTGTAAGGCGGTAGCATCCACTACTAACCAATAAGAAGTAGGCGCTAGACCCTGTTTACTCTTGGTTAGGGTGAATACTTTAGTCTGTGTAGGGTATCCACTCTTCGTGGCTGTAAAAGTAACTGTACCATTATCGGCTGACATTGCAGTAACAGTTGCTGTCCTATTTGCTGGGGAGCCTGAAGCAGTTACGGTAACATTGGATAAAGTTTGTGATATAGCCCAGTTAGCTGTATCATCGGTAGACCCCACATATATGCTGATAGTAGAAGCCGCACCTGCATAGACCCCGTTGTTACCATTCTGGTCAGTAGCGATAGTTTGAGCATCATTAGATAGAACAGCAGTTACACCACTGACACCGTTCTGTACAAAAGCAAAGTCAAATGAGCAGATACTTGTTACATCTACCCCAAAATTTGTATCAGTCCAGACTATAGTTGCTGTATATCTAAGGTTTGGTGTGCCAGATGATAGCTGGTTTTGGGATATTGTTAGAGCATATGGGTTAGTAGCATTAGATGCTGCTATTGTATATCCACCAGAGCCTGAAGTAATTGTGGTGCCGTTATAATCCCAAGTAACAGACTTTGCATTGCCAATAATAGCAGTATTGGAGCCTGTTAAAAATAAGTTAGGTATTAATACTGGGTTAGTGGTGCCCCAGTTTGGAGTATACGCACCAGTATAAGCATCATATATTTGAATCTTAGCTACATTGGATGTAACATAAGATGTTAAGGATTTAGCATCATTTAAGTCTACTAAGGTTATCTGGCCTGAGGCAACAATACTTGACATATTTTATCACTCTCTTTCTATGATGTTAAACATTTGATATACTGCACTGGAATACAGCTTTCACGTTAATATCTGAAGGTGTTATAGTTATGGTTTTAGTGCCAGTGGCATGCGCGTTATTCCAAGCAGTATCTCCTGCCGTATCACTAGATGCCCGTGTCCAGATAAATCTGGATGCATCTACTGTACCAGTAACATCATCGGTACCATTATATAGCGTTGCTGATAGGACGGTGCTTATATCACCGTTCTTAAACACACTTCCGTTGCTACTTAAAATTTCCAAGTAATACGGGACTTTCTGTTCAACTAAGTCTATCCTACTATTGGTATCACTAATCTGGGTGTTGATGCCCGAGATGGTTGTGTTATAAGTAGTTGTAGTCACACGTAGTGTTATATCAGTAGCATTCTGTGTTATACTGGATTGGGCACTTGTCATAGATTTGTTAAGACTTTCCACCTGGGCATATAAATTAACTTTAGAACCTATTTCATACAGACCAAATCCCCATGCCTGCATTTCGGAGTCCTTAGTGGTATCCTGTGCATTATGGGTCAGATAAATTTTAGGCTTTATATACGCTGTGGAGGAATTCCAGAACTTATAGTCAAAGTCTGGAGTATAAGAACTCTGTACAGTAGTGTGGTCATTTAGTGGCCCAGTATTATAGGGTGGTATAACCGCATAATGCTTTACCCATGTACCCACTGTATCAGAAGTGGCTGTCACATTCTCTGATACATAACATCCGCCCACTTGGTCATTGAATACCAGTCCACCACTACCATCATCTGAATATTCTTCCCTACCAAAATAGTAGGATGAGTTAGTATCGAAGGCTTTAACCCAAAATTCAAGTAAGTAGGGCTTGCTAGGATTAACTGCCACCTGAGGCATTAGCCACTCAGTTGTATCCACAGCGCCCCCAGCAGTGTACTTCTTATCCAGAACAGTACCCTGAGAGCCATCTGGCAGTGTCCCCACCATCCAGGTATATGGTGAAGGGGGCACTATAGCTTCTATATCCCCAAACATGTTTGGGGTATTGGACTTAACAAAATTATACCAATTGTCCTGTACTTTATGATTATCATAGGTTGTACTGTCCACTTTTGTCTCAATGGACTGGGAGTTTTGGCTTATAGATGCTGAATGATGCTCTATAGTGTCGCTCAGGGTACCAATTAACCCATCAGTTGGAACTCCACTAGCATATAATTGAGCCTGTTTGTCAGCTATGGCAGTAATAGCATTTTGAAATGCTGTGGACAAGCTCGTTAGTGATGTGTTAGCGGAATCTAGAAGGCTATCTACCTGTGCCTTCTCATTAGAGTCAACTCTGGTATCAGTTATGACATTATTTATAGCAGCAACCAGAGCATCATACTTGGAATTGAAGTCTTGGTCTGCATTATACAGGCTAGATTTTGGTGTACTAGTGCCACTGTCCACCAAGTTAGGACTACCATATATGGTATTATATCTTACATCTAAATTAGTCTTCGCCAAATCCATTGCAGTTAGGTACCCTTGCAGAGGGGTCATTTCAGAATCGTAAATGATACCATCGGCAGAGTATTGGTCAAAAAATATCCTAGTGTTTGTTAGGGAGGATTGCATTGCCCCAACAGTCTGATTAGTAGTGGCGTTAAGACCATCTGCGTATGCTTTTGAAGCACTCAGATTGTCAGACATTTGTTTGTCTATAGTATCTTTATCCTGTTGTGTAAAACCCCCAATATCATACCATTGCCCATTAACCCTCACTCTTGCTTTAGGCATTGTTACCCACCACCTTTATGCTTATCTAAAAGACCACGTAGCTCCTTGGTTAGCTTACGTGCTTCTTCCAACTCGTCCTTCAAGTCTCGCTTTAAGTTTTGTAATTCTAATTCCTCTTTGGTAGGAACGAATACAATTCCACCACTTTCATGAATACGCATTTCAGGCATTATTCCCACCCCCTCACAAGAAAAATAATAGGGGAAGTGCATTTTTAATAAAGCACTTCCCCATACTAATTGTTTTATTTCATAACATTGGCAAAGTTCCTAGCTGTCGGTCTTAAGGTTGGGCTGTTGGACGTTATGTTCAGTCTAGCCCTAAAATTTAAGGCATTGACAGAACTAGATATTGTGGCTGTACATGTGTATCTGGTATACTGGGCAGATATAGGCACCGCACTTGTCTGGGTAGGAGTCTGCCACGTAGCCCCATTGTCATAGCTGAATTGCGGTGTTACTGAGCATCCACTTGGTATAAAGGCGTCATATGTTTGCTTAACAGTAGTGATAGCCTGAACCAACTCTACGTTACGACTTATATAGGAACCAGATAAACCAGTAGTATATGCTGTTAATATTGCACTATCTGTGGCCATTATAGGAGACATATCCCCATTTGTAGTGAACGTAGCCCTCAACTTAGCCCTCTGAGCAGTTGCTAACAAATCTAAGTCCTCGTAAGGATTTATGGCAACATATCCCCCTCCATCCAGACTTACTGTCCACACACAGGAAGTCCCTGTGCTAGTCAGCACATCAGCCATTAGTAACAGGCTATCAGTACTTAGCCCAGTCAATTCAGTGAAGTCGATAACCGCACTAGAGTTGAAATTGGCAGTATAGATGTTAAACTTCAGGTTCATAGATGGGTGCTCAACCCAAGATATGGCATTTGGAGAGCTGAACAGGGTACCAGCCTGATATGGACGTCTTGTAACTTTAACCCCTGTTGTTACATCGGTACCGCCCAAATCTGCTACATGCAAACTGTGAACAGCGCTGTCAGTTAGGTACACCATGCAGTATTGTGTGTTTGCATTACAAACTATTGGGTCACCAAAGCTAACCTTGGTCTCAATAGTAGCGTTACTACTAACCACTATTTGTCCAGCAGTTAGTACTTTCTGCCCATATACTATATTACCAGGATAGCCATTTACTACATTACGTATCTGAACTGTAACGTTATTAGTAGAATTGCTACCAGCAAAGTACACACCAACTGATGTAAGGACAGTATCCTTATTAAATTGGAATGTCTGTGCTAATGGATCTACTGCTGTTAGGCTTACAACTGAAGTAAGGATCGTATCAGTTGTGGTTCTCTTAGTGCCTACAGAAGTATATGCCGCAGATGCTGTATTAGTATTATTACTTAGTACAACCTCACGAGTACCAGTACGAACATTAGCAGGTATAGTAAAAGTAGCCTTAACTGTGCCTGATGTATCAGACTTGACTGTACCCGCTGTACTACCTGCGGTATATCCTGCTGATGGGGTGAGATTCACCTTGACACCATCAAAGGTACAGGTTAGATTGTCAGTGCTAGGTGTCAAGTTACTAGCTGAAATCTGTACTACGTTCTGACGCATGTACGTAATTGCCTCATTCAACACACTTCTAGACTTATCAGTCTTCATTGCAGTAACGCTTATGTCTGATGGGCCAAATCCAGGTCTCCAGTTAGCAACGCTAGTGCCCGTTTGGGTTCCACTTACAACTGTATAATCAAATAGGTCTTTCTCTGAATTTTTAAGTGCTGGATGATTATACCAACGGTAAAAATTTCTAGCCTTAAATTGGGTATTCTCTATAAGGATATAGGAATCATCAATCCAGTTGTCTACTGATGGTGTCAGAGTCATAAGACCTGCTGAGTTAAATGCTAGGTAAGGGTTAACCAACATTGTAGTAGTCGCATACTGTTGTTGGATGGTAAGCTGTTCCGTCATTGGTGCTGTAACAACCCTATTCCAGAGTTTAACAGTATTTGTGCTAGATATAGATACCTTACTGGCAGTTGTGTTAGCCAATGGTAGCATAACCGTACCAGTCTCCAAATCATATCTAATGTTGAAGCTGGCATTAGCTAGGTCACCCCTGACTGTAGACCTGAAGCTGTCTGAAAAGATACCCTTTAAATCTGTAGGTGACTCCCCATCCATTGTAGACCTGTCTAGGGCAGTTATGGCTTGGTTATATTCTATGTCATCAACCCTATTAGCCAAACGCTGTAAGTCAGACATTTGTAGTCTGGTAGTAGTGATGGTTGTGGCAGTAGCACCACCACTATTAGGTGGTAAGTATATAGAACCAAGGGTCAGCACCGTATCAGTGGATACAATAGGTGGTTTTACGTTCCTAGGTATATCACTCTGACCAGTGGTTACTACTACATTACCACTCTTATCCATGCTTACCATATCTGCACGTGCTAGGTAGAAATCATAGTTTACATAGAATGTACTATTTGATACAGGCAAATCACCAGATAGAAATTTTACATAGTCCGTAGTCTGTCCGAATGACCCAATGGTCGAGTATAATTGATAGTCAGTTCCTTGAACCATTGTCTTATTGTACTGATAAACGACCGTATAGGATGAGCCAGATGAAGGTTCAGCCCCACCTAGACTCCAGTCTACACCGTTGCTAGTTAACTGATAATCGGTTCCTTGGACATAGGTGGTAGCCCCAGCAACAACTGATATAATCTGCACAACTGGTGTCTTAGTTAGGAAATCAGTACCATTTGGAGTACTACTTCTAGTTATAGTATCAGTTTGCTGAACATAGGCAGTCACCTGACTGATAGCATGTGCAGGTGTGTTATTTAATAGGTATTGTGTAGTTCCCGAGACGTATACCTTAGGTTCACCTGTAACTGTTCTAGTGTTCTTGGAAATAGGTATAAGCTGTTTAATTGGAGTCGGCTTGATTATCTGATAGCCCATGATGTATGCAGACCCTGCTTCTATGGTAGCCTGTACATTGTTCGCGTCATAAGGGTCTACGTGTATATCAAGACCTTTAACACGATAGTTACCTGCTTCGTCATATGTGCGTCTAGCTAATAGGTCAGATAGACCATCAAACTGCGGTCTAGGTACTTCCGATTGCAAGCCACCATCTAGAAATTGGTATATAGTAGATGCATCAGGGTCATTGTTAGTTAGCACAACAGTATTTTGTATACGGTGTGTACCAGGTTGCCCATAGTTACCCGTAGTTGTAGTTGGGTCTAACAAAGAGCTATCTTCGGTCTCTGTAATGATTGACTGTTGTAATTTAACCCCTATAATTTCACTACCAGTCTTGGTTACAGCTACCTCTTGCTGGGCGAAGTTGTGAATCTTACCATCTATATACACCCTACCAGCTTCCACTAGTATAGTTGAAGTTTTCATGGTAAAGCCCATACCAGATATGATAGCCCCGTTCTTTAATAGGGTATCTGACAGTCTACGCAGATAATCATAAACCATAGTCTGCATTTGTGTGTAGTCCCTAGCCTGTTCCACACGTCCAGGTACGGCTAGCATCTGTCCATAGTTTTTATTGGGATTATAATCATCATAGTATGGAGCCTGAGATAAATCTATGGTCATATAAAGACCTCCTTCTTAGCTACTTTGTTCAATAATTATGTTTATACCAGCAGCCCTACTTTTAAATATCTCCTCTGCAAGTTGGGTGTTAGGGGCTTTATTAATAATAATCTTAACAACTCCCAATCTAACTGTATCAGAATCCTGGTACTTACCAGTACCACTAAACGTAGATATATTGAACATTCTAAGATCATTATAAGTTTCCTCAACTGTTACAACTGTATCATCACCCAGTGCCCTTTTAACAGCATCAATCAGTGCAGGTACAGTGCCTTTAGCATTCAGTACTTGTCCAAGGATTCTGGTTCTATAGAGACTGTCCACCTCGTTGGTGTTCCTATACACATTGAACCTCTGCCCCCAGCTATCCAGCCACTCCCCCGTAGACGAAGTAATGACCGATTGTACTTCCATATCGGTCATTGTGCTTACTACTTTAGATAGGGAATCGTCCACTGCACCTGATAGGATGCTTACTTCTGAGTCTTGTTTTTTACTGAATATGGATGCTAATTTACTTAATAGACCCATTCATATCACCCCATTTGTGTAACTGTTATAGTACCTGCCCGTATTAACTCCTGAGGTTGCACTATAATGTCGGATGTTAAGTTCAGAGTTATGTTTTGTATAGCTTCCCTGTCTATCTCCATTATAGCCCTGATTAAATCAGCTACTACTAGGGACTTAGATACGGTGAATTTATCTAGGTATACCTCAACAGCATCTTGTATATTGTATAAAACAGTGTCAGGATTATACCCACTATTTATTAAAACCTGTATGCTTAAATCCACTGGTTTTCTGGTGACACCAGTTACTATGGCTTTTATACCCCCAGCCTTATAGTTGTAGAGCTGTGATACCAGTGCCGATTTTAAAGTACTATCCAAATTACCATATGCATCATGGGCATATACATAGATCATACCAATGTCCTCTTGGATGTATACACCTGCAATGCCACTGACCTGCATGCACCCGTAGGTAACTGCATCTGGGCTAGACTTACCCAAGCTGGATACAAATGAGTTAAATCTCTTCTGTCTCTCCTCTTTAGTCTCCTCTGGAGCACCTGTAAAAAATCTTTGGTTATTCTGTACCCCTGCTAAAAATGGGGTTGAGTTGACAATCCTTCTTATTGAATAGGCAGGGACGTTACCCACTGTCCCAGCTTCAGTACATTGAACAGGTATGTCCACAGAGGTTACACCTATTGAGGCAGTAACATCTTGAGTACTTTGAAAGTATATAGTCTTCCCATTTATAGGGACAGTATAAAATTTATACCCAGTTGGGAATACCACACTTTGGGACAAGTTTTGTATAAATGACACTGTCACTGTACCCGTTGCTGCTATGGCAGGTCTCCTGTCAAAGCCAAAGCTAGTGTATATAGCTCCATCTTGTAACTCGACAAACTTGGAAGCTATAAAATAGTATAGTTCCTCTACTTCAATGGCAATAGCTTCTAGCAAACTCCTAGCAACTGAGCCAACTGTGAAGTTAGTTATCTTGCTACTATTTAATTGCAACCACGATGCCATATCTGATAGTATTTCCCTAAACTTCTTCACTATTCTACACCTCCTGGTCTAAACACTATGCCTTGAGCCGAAGCCTTGTAATCTATACTAATTCCAGTAGATAAGTCACTGACTGTTATATCTGTGATATCTGTTATCCTAGGATCACTCTTCACTGTCCTAGATATTTCCAACTCAGCTTTTACCTTCCAGTTTGCACCTTTCTTAGCACCTACTAAGTTAGTAAGGTCACTACCATACTCTGGATTGTAAGGTCTTGAACCCCTAGGAGTCATCATCCTATGAGTCGTATCCTGAATCAAGCTATCTATCTCCACAGCCAGCTCATAATCACCATCTAATCCCACTGAGAAGTCCCCACCTGCTCCAGATGTTAAGGTAAACTGGTCTGTTGATAGGTAAAGGTCAGTACCGAAGGATGGCTGTTCCTCACCTATTGTATAGTCCGATAGGGGTAGATCTATATCATCCCCTGGTGTGACCACACCATCAGCAGGAGTAGAAGAAATGTATGGGTATTTTAAGTTATTGAGTTGGGCTATATCCATCCAGAGTAGGGCATCACCTAGTTGTGTTTGAGCTATCATTTGCAACGTGTCACCTGATTTTATGGTGTACTTCATATGCATCACCCCAAAATTGATAGAATACCGTACCTAATAAATAAAATAGCCTTCTGTATATATTTTACCACATACATTAACTTGTACACTTCTTCGGTGTCCCCCACAGAACCTATAATAGTTCCTATAAATCTAAGATTACTCAGTATTCGGTCAATCTCTGAATCACTGACTGGGAATATGGCTCCAACTTTATAATCAATAACTGCTGTATAAAGTGAGTAGAATTCTAGATATGCATAACATGCAAGTGGTGGAATTTCGCCTTTTAGGACATTTGCATAGTATAACGCATAGCTCATATTGGAGTCAGGGTCAAAGGTTAATTCAACCCTTGAGGTATCCAAATTGGAGAGTTTTGAATATAAGCTTATAGCCCTCAAAGACATCTGTGGGTCAAAAGTTTCCGCACCAAGTAGACTGTCCTGAGGTGTTGTATTGGTAGTTGCTATGCCTACTGTTGTACCTGTCGGTGACAGATTAAGATTTCTGGTAATATAATGGGCTTCCCTAGTACCCATCTTACCTGCATCACTGTCCGTTAGTAGTGTTGAACTGTTGCTCAGTACCGATGACAACCTGTTAAGAACAATGGGGTCAGCAGTCTTAATATAAGATGTAATAGCCATCAATTCTCACCTCCTATAATTGAAAATCGCTAAGGGTAACTAATGGGAAAGTACTGGTCATATCACCGGGGCCAGGTTCAGCTATCCTTCTCACGCATAGCAGGTTAACATTGTAAGCATATAGGGTTGGTCTAGATACAGACCTCAACAATTCAAATGCCAGAGGAACCACAACCCAGTACTCCTCATCAGTATAGTTGTAGAACAGTAGTTCCTTATTAGCTGGTACTGTCATCCCAGGGGATACCCTATTGTAAACTGCACGTAGCATGTCCCTTAGTTCTTTAAATTTGGTGAACCCACTTGTAGGGTCTTTACTACCATTCTTAAATCCTGTTGTACCTTGGAATGTTATAGTAGGTATACCGCCACCAAATTCGTCCACCCAAGCACCAGCTTTAGTTTGTGTAGGGGTAGCCCTATTTGGCTCTGTTTGCCTATACTCTTCAGGGTTTAGAACAAATTGGTATATTTTTTGGCTGAATACAAATTCTATACGCTTTAATTTATTCACACCGTCTGATTGATGGTTGACCATTATTTATCACCCCTCTGGAATGTCACTAATGTCTATATAGAATGTGCCATCTGGTGCATCCACTGGCTCTGTCCGTGATACTATAACTAGGCTACCGCCCCCACCACCGCCAGTACTTAAGCCACTGCCTAGAAGACCATTCTCAGTTAATTTAATATAATCCCCATTTTTGTGGGATAGAACTATGTCACCATTTTCCTCAAGGCTGATACTGGACTGCCCTCCATCTACCACCCTACTAAGCGAAAGTGTGCCACCAACTCCCATTCCCAATTCTGTGTAATTCTCCCCTTCCCCGTGGACAGGGCTATCTACTTGCCTACGAATGGTTGTGGTTCCATCCTCTGATAGCTCAACATAGGATAGGGTGCCATCATTGTTATCCCTAGTTAATCTGAACATACCAGACTGATTAATAAATAACTTAGTCCAAGTGGTTAGGTCGTCATCAAAGTTAGACCTGTGTACAAAGAGCACATTAACTGGGTAAGCCCCTTCTTCAGTGTTAGCTGACCTTGTACGTCCCGTATATGGGTCTTTCTCATTTAAATCTTTGTGGTCATAAGTGCCATGTTTATCCGACATTTCCCCGTATATATCTGGATCTATCTGCCAGAATGTCTTAGAAGGATGGGATACCTCTTTAGCACCAATCCCATCTATACGCTCATAGAATTGAGTGGGGTGAACCCTTAGATACTTAGTGGCTTCCTTCTTCTCCAGCATAGAGTCACTTGGGTTTATAGGGTATATGTCTGGCAGTACATTGTTCTCTGTCTCCCATGTTTGATGGAAACTGCCTATGACGACAGGTTGATTCTTTAAACCATCTATAAAGGCTATAAGAACCAACTGTCCTTCTTGCATAGGCTCAAGAACACCTGAGGAAGACATAAGGGTGTTATCAAAGTGGGCAGTGGTAGTTAAGACCCTAGCACCATACTTGCCTTCATTAGAAGGGTCAGAAGCTATAACGTTATTGGATTTAATGAGTTGTAGGTCTACTGTTCCACTCTTTTGATGGACTTTGGTAACTTTTGCTATAGCCAGCATATTCATGTCATTCTGTGGCTTATATCTTTGCTCTGGCCTACCTAAATGTGGTTGTAACCGTGCATTAATTTCCATTTATATCACCCCTTACCCTTTCTGAGGACAGTTACCTTGACATCACGCCTACCAAAATTCTGCATACGCTTACGAGCCGCTTCTGGGTCTTTAGAGTCATCAAAATAGATGTCAATCTTATTACCCTTAATAGCTCCACCAACGTCCTCGGCTATATAGTTATCTCCAGTAATACCTGGATAGTCTGATTCTATGCGTATCTTACTGTATAACGGAATCACAGTCTTATCAACTGCTACTGTTCTTCCTTCCACTGGTGTAGTGCCTGTGGCAGTCTTTCCAGTAGCTACCCAGCCCTTACCACCCATCAGGTTGAGAGGATTAGCACCATATGCTGTGGCTTGGAAGGTAACTCCACTACCACTAGGGGTGGAACTGCTATCGGGCTGTAATTGTGCAGTTGATAGTACTCTCCTAGCCATTAGCCAATGATCTTGCCAGTAGGGTAGGGTTAAGTCAGATATAACAATACCATTAGCCCCACTGCTATTATTAATAAACTGATTGTTGCCTACATAAATTCCAACATGGGAAACCCCATAAATATGTGGGCTATTATATGTCCCTTTGAAGAACACTAAATCTCCAGGTACCATATCCTGCTTATTGATTTGTGCCCCTTTGGTTACCTGTTCCCCAGTTGTTCTACCTATCTCCATACCTGCATAGACTTGGTACACATAGTGGGTAAATGATGAGCAGTCTAGTCTGCCTGTAAAGGGGTCATTGCCACCGAATACATAGTGAACATGTACACCACTTATACCATGATTCATTATGTCCTCCGCACCTGCTACAACTTTATTAGAAGCTTCCATGTTTATACTACCAGTGGCATTAGGATCTATGTTTAGAGCATTCCTAGCGGCTACTGGGTCAAATGGTAGTATGCCCATACCAGAGTATTCTGTGTAGGAATCCCAAGGTGCTGTGAACCTAGTACCAGGCTCTAGACCTCTAGTTACACCTAGAGTGGTAATCCACCTATTGTAGTTGATGAAGCTATGGGACACCGAAGTTATATAATACTGTATAGTGCTATTATCCTCACTTGACTTTATAACGAGTTTAGTGCCCACCTTATAAGCATTTGAACCTTTAACAGCCAGTGTACCATTTTTCATGGAATTATTCTTGATGTTCCAATTATATAGGTCTTTCATGAGACCTCTCATGGTATCAGTCTGCAAAGGGGCATCTGAGCTGTCAGCTACAGACGTGTAGGATGTTTCCACATGCAAGCGGTTATTACCATACTTATCTGCATAGGGTTTATACCAATATGGTAACACCCCAAAGGTTTTATAGGTATCCTCTGGACTGAATAGGCTCTTAGCCCCAACGGAGTAGATAGTATAGGTTTCAACGTCACTTCTCCCTAGCTCATCACCAGCTATGTCTGCATCAGTTATAGTGATCGAAGGTAGGGCATTCCATTCATCAGGGTTGAATGGCGTAGGTCTTACTATTAAATTCTCCCACCCATCCTTATCAGTCTCCCAGAATACTTCATAAAAAGGGTCTTCTGCTACGTCCTTGAACAGGGCATATATGCTACCCTGCCAATTCATAATAGAAGACGAATCCAATAAATGCAGGTTATCTCTATCACTAACCACTGGAGCAATGTAATCAAATAGGGTATGGCCATCTGCCCATTTATAATTTATATGGGGCTTGCAGATTTTGTCCCAGATAGCTAAAATTATATCCCCTGGTGCAGAGCCTGCTAGAGTTATACCAGCACTCTCCAGCCAACCAACAGTAGTGGATTGATACTCTGCTTCTGGTACAACCCCAACATCAAATGCTATGAATGCCTTAGCCAGACTCCTCCCAGTGACAGTTATTACCCTTTGCACGCTGTTTTCAGATACAACAGACCTCTTACGACAGTCGTCTACTAACCCAATAAACACTGTCTGTAATGTTTCTGGGGGTCTAGACATCTGGATAATTAAAAGGTCATTAGATGCTATCCACTTTTGCCAAGGAAGTCTATTAGATAAGTCTACGGTAAATGTAGGGGAGTCGGATTGCATATCCCTAGTTGTTGTGATAGATACAACATCATTATCTAATGGAGATTTAGGGTCACCAGTGGCTCTAGCTACTAGATTCCCCGTTTCTGTAAGGAATGTGACTTGTGCCAATGGGCGGTATGTGGTTACTGGAATCATATTAATACCCCCTATTTCCTACTTTGATCATAAGATAAGTTATATCTGAACAAGTTAGACAGCCCACCAGACTCTAAGTAGCTGGATATGGAATCCTTAACTGAATTCTGATTTTGCTCATTCATACCCTGGATATTACCTTCTATGATGATACGAACGACCTGTTCATTATTGTTATTGGAGCTAGAAGAG